ATGTAATCCTACTATCATATCTCTAATAACGTAATAAGCTTCCCTGCTATCATTACCTTCTTTAACTCTTATTTCTACTTTCATACCACTTTTTAAATCACTTGGTTTCACTTTATCACTCCTGATCTATTTTCAATATTTTTTTTAAAATTTCTTCATATGGGCAAATACTACAATTTATTCGCCCATATCCTTCACTTTGCCAATCATCACAAATCTTACAAAACATTTCTATTATTAAATTTAAATATCCTTCTTTTTCATTTTCTTTGCTAAAAAGACAGCTATTACAATATTTTTTTAGACTATCATATTCACACGATTGGCAACCTTTATAATAAAGACAATTTGATACACAATCCAATATAGTTGTATAATTGCCTTTTCTAGGACAGTCTTTTTCTTTTATAATACATTTATATTTAAAATATTTCATGCTATTCCTCTATTAATTTACAAAATTTCCATTCTTGAACTCCAGATAAATCTTCTAATAATGTTCTAAACTTACAATAATAATCAGGTCTATAATTAACAAAAATTCTTGGTGTCCAAACTTCATTTTCTCTATTTCTTACTAATACTTTTGTTCCAATAGGTATGGCTGACCAATCTTCTCCTTTTTCCCAAAGAATATTATTACTCATATCCCAAACTTCTATTATATCGCTATTAGAATTATATAAGTTTTCTAATTCATTATTATACATATCAAGATATAGATTTAAGTCTTGCACAAATTCCAAGGCTATTTTATTTTTTAATTTTATAAATACTCCATCTTCTATAACATAATATTTATTATTATTTCTTTCTATAAAAATCATTCCATTTTTTATATCTGATTTTTTCATTATTTATCCACCTTTACCTTTCCGTTAGAATCGTATACAGGAGACATACAGCCTTTATAAAGATTACTTTTTCCTATATAGTAATGTACTCCTGTCTCTTTATCTATGTACTCACACATATAAATATCATCTGTCCAACCCAAATCTCTAACTTTTATAAAATTGCTATCGCTTTCTTTTACTTGTTCGGATTGAGTGGCTTCTCCATTATTCATACAACCTATCATACTTATACTTAATATACATAATAAGCTTAAACTAATAATTTTCTTCTTCATACTTACACCTCTTCATAATACAATGTAACACTACTTGTAAAAGTACCAGTAATTGCTTTTAATATATCGTCTATTTTATAGTCAACTCTTTCATCTTCCATTATTTCCTCAATAGCAATATCATCAATATCATTCGTATCTAAAATTATTTCGTGATATTTAACATAATTTTCTCTACTACTTTCTTGAAATTTTTCTATATTTTCTATATCAATTATTAATATAGGATTATATGCTACTGTTTCTTCTTCGTCAGAATAAGTAAATAATTGTAATAAAACTTCATATCCTCTATCTCTTTTAAAGATAGACTTCCCAATCGAATTATTGTCAATGTTTTTTCTAAAAGGAATTATAATACATTTTCTTATAAAATTAGCAACTGTTATCTCATCATCAGTAAGTATTAATATATTAGTTATACTATTTTCTTCATACCCGCTTTTTAACCATTTATCCAATATATTACCATAAAATATTTCTTCGGTAATAAATTCTTTATCTATGATATTATCAAAATATTTATTTAACATATTGCTACTCCTTTATATATTCTTTTTATAGTTTTTCTTTTTTATAAACATCTCTATTTCTTCACAACTCAATTTATCTAACTCTAGTTTTAGGAAGTCTATAAATTCCTCTTCTGTCATATCTTTAATTTCATCATTATTGGCAGTAAATATTTTCATTATATCTGAATAACTTGGGATATCCCATGTATACATTCCACCAAATTCTATTTCTAAAATATTTTTACTAAGTTCTATTTCCATATTATTTGTATAATGTCCTCCATACCCACAAGTAGGACAACCATAACTATCCTGTACTATATCATCAATTATATCTACTATACCACCATCTATCATTTTAATTAAACATTTACTCATATTACCACTCCTCTACATATTCTTCTATAAGAAGATTAATATAATTTGCAATAGAATCTATTTCTCTAAATTTATAATAGGATTTTATACTAAAACTATCTCTACCTTTTTCATTTATCATAAAAAGACTAAGACTATCTTCATATAATTCTATCTCTAAATAATTATTCCCCTTTTCATATTCTAATTGAATACATCCTGTTGCTACTGGAAAAATCTCAGGTTGCATTTGTATATGTCTAAGGATATCTTTAGTTAAATCTAATATTTTTTTAGGAATTGGATCAGCATAATATCCATCCCATCCTTCTTTAAATTTATACATTTCATTTATTTTATTTAAATTGTATTCCAATGTTACCATAATACCCTCCTTACCCTAACCCAAAAGGGTTAGGATTATTTTAATAGTGTTGTCTACTTTTTTTAGGAACACCACATGAATATTTTAATCATTTATATCTACTGTATAAGAATACATAGCATTATATAAATTTTGAGGAATAGATTCTTTATAGTAATCTGCTACTTCTTTAATATATTTTTCTTTAAAATTTTTATACATATTAAATGCTTGTTCTAAAGTATCATAATAACCTAAATGTACCCTTATTTGTTTATTTTCTTCAAAATCATAAATGCTACAACTACTTGAATATTTATTATATTTTTCAAATTTAACTCCTATTGGTAGTTTACCTCTATTTTTATTGCACTTAGTAAAAAGCGTGTTTATTCTTTGTGGTACAAAAACACAAGTTTTCGGTGAATAAATTTTATTATTTTTTATTAAAATATCTTTATCTAAATGCATACACTCATTTTTAATTTCATAATAGTTGTCATAATACCAATTAGCAAAATTTTGAAAATTATGCCATTCTTCACACACCTCACAATCTTTGCAATATGTATGTTTTTGTTTAAACCTTTCATTATAACATCTATTTAACATACTTCTCCAAGTTGTATAGCATCTAGTAAACTTGCCATTTATTTTACTCTTATATTTACCTTCACCTAAATATCCTATATTATATACGGTTGGTTCATAAGGACATCTAATTTCCCCTTTTGAAAAATTTTCATATTTTCTATGCTTTGTCGTGTAATTATATTGAGGAAAATAAACATCTATATCTCGACAACTATTATATTTAACTATTATCATTTTACTTCCGAAGTTGTTTAGTTTTTCTTCGCCTGTTCTATTTAATTTATACATAATCAAACCTCTAATCGTGCTGTTCTGTTTTTTTCTTAGGAGATTTGCAAGACAATTTGCCTTCAGGACAATGCCCGTATACACATGGAGCATCTATCTTTCCAAATAATACAGGAGATATATCTCTACATATTTCTAACATTTTATCTGCAAGTTCTCTAATTTCTTCTTGCGCTCTATGGCAACATCTTTTACTAAAGAAATTATATAAACTTCTAACATTCATCGTAACTATTATTTTAGTTTCCGCAGCATTAGGTAAGACATATCTTGCATTTTCATTAGCCACTTTAGTCGAATTCATACCGTAAGTAGGATAATCATTTTCTTCAACATATTGTTTTATATTTTCTTGCCATTTTAAATACATAGCATGAATTAAGTGCATATCATTTTCATATTCTTTAACATAATCTTCTCCCATTTCTTTAATTATATTAGGAGTTATAAATTCAAATTTACCTTCTTCTTCCTTAACATACCTTTGAGATTGTTGAGAATAACTTGCTACTCTATGTCTCACTAATTGATGTGAACAGCTTCTTGATATTCCTTCTACTGCAAATGAAAAACTACAATGTTCTAACGGAGATTCGTGCCCCATATCTGCTAAATTTTGAATAAATTTTCTTATTTTTTCTTCTGATAAATTTTCTTCAAGTTCGTCAACCCCAACAGGACTATAGCATAACTTACCTGCCATAGCGATTACTTTCTCAAAATCTTTTGTATAACCTATTAATTTTACTTTCATTATTTAATGTTCTCCTTTCTTAATATATATAAATTTTATTTAATCCTGATCTATCGAAGATGTAAAAATTTCTTCTATTATTGGTGAATCCCATTTAAAATCCCATTCATAAGGCATATATCTAACAGGATTATAAGCAGTAAACCATGTCGTGTTATAAGTATCACGCATTGTTTTATATTTTTTGCCACTCATAAAATCTTTATTAATTTTATCATAATCAATTTTATGTAAAACAATTTCATTATTTTCTAATCCCATCATTATAAAGTTTATATTAGATTTAAATCGTTTTATTCTTTTATCATGTTTTTGTTTAGATAAATTTTCAAGATTTAATTTTAACTCCTTTTTAATTTCCTCTATCGGTTTTTCAGTTATAATATTCTTTGTGCCTATTTTAGCAAATACAGGATAATCTTCTTCAGTATATTCTTTATATAGTCTTAAAAAATCTTTTGATGATGAATCCCAATAGACTCTACTAATTAAACTCGAACACTCATAACAATCATCTACTTTTTTATTTATATCAGTTATATACATAATCACTCCTCCTCTACAACATCAAACACATAATGTTTGCGGTCCATATCATCTAAAAAATGTTCTATTATATATGAAAGGTCTTTAACTCTTTTATCTTTATTATAAGTCATTAATATGTTTAATTCTTTATATATCTCTTTTTTAAGTTCTATAAGATTATATTCATCTAAAACTTTTTTGTTTGATATTTTAATAGTAGGAAATTCCTTTCCAATATATTCTTCATATGTTTTTCTAAAACATTTTTCTTCATTGTGTTCTTCTTCAGCCCACACCTTACATTTCCAACCAATTTCATTATTTAAAGGGTTTATTCTCTCTATAAAACATATCATGTTAATAGCCTCCTATACATCTTCATATAATAAATACACCGTATTACTTGAAGCATTACGTTTAATCATTTCTAATTCATATTTAACTTCATTTACTCTTTTATCGTGTCGTTGTTGTAAAATAGTATCAAGATGTTCATGAATATCTTTTTTTAAGTCATTTATTTCTTTATCTAAATATATACCTCTTCCATTCATTTCAAAAGTTGGATATTCTTCATCAAAATATTCTTTATATAATGATATTACTTTCTTACCCTCTTTTTTCCCTATCCCGTCTTTTATAGCAATTAATATAGTTTCTTCGCCATCTTCTTTATATTTTATTCCGTATAATCTATTATCTGATAACATACTATCCTCTCCCTTTTCTTTATTATATTTATATTATACCACATTATCAAAGTGTTGTCAACTATTTTTTATGTCTTATTTCGTATACATTTGGATTAAATGGATTATTTTTTTGTTGTATTATTATATTATCTGTATTCTCTCCATCGTTATCTTTTAAAAAACAATAAATAACTGCTAACAATACTATAGTAATAAAATTCAATATATCACCTCCTTTCTTTTTATTATAATAATGTTGTTAACCTTCTTCTCCTTTAACTTTTTTAACTTTTGCTTTCACATATCCATCTCTAACAGTCTTTATACCATTAAAATCATATTTAGAGCAGCAATGATAGAATATATCATACATCTCTCTATTTTTTCTTTTTTTCTTACATATATTATGTTTTCCTGTTTTTAAATATAAACAAGTCATACAATTTTTTTCTTCCATACTATGACAACCTTTCTAAATTTTCTTCTTTAAGATTTAAATTGAGCATTTTAGCCACACCTAGTACACCAGTAGTAGTCCATCTTAAACCAATATAACTTTCTCCAAAATTATCTACACCTATAATTAATTTTACAAAATCTTTATCCATCCTCAAGCTAGGAAACCATCTATTATTTCTTTTTAATAAAATCTTATATTTCCTTTCCATTAAGATATTAAACTCTACTCCTGAAGCAAACCCAAATAAATTTCCTACTTGTCTTGATGTAAATAATTTTTCACTATTTTTAAATCTTTGCAACCAATCTAAATTATTTTGTACTTCTACATTAAATTTTTTATTTATCATAATCTACCTCCTAAGCACATTTTTTCATTTTTCTTAAAGCTTTTTTTATTATTCTGCTGATCTGCATTTGACTTAAACCAATTTTAAGTGCTATTTGTTGTTGAGTGCGACCCTTATAAAAACTTTCTATTATAACATATCTTTCCCTTTCGGTTATATTATTTAATAAATATTCAATATAAATATTCGTATCATAATCCTCTTCATATGCGTTTACTATATCCATATAATCTATATCACCATCTTCCGCAGCAATTTTAAGAGGATTATTAAGAGATATAGGCGTAAGATTAATATCTTTAATAGTATTAACATCTTCTACTTTTAAATTTAATTTTTTTGCTATATCTTCTACTTTCATATAAGGTAACATCATTTCTATTTTATGCTTATTTAAAATTACTTTTCTACCATATTTTATACCATTTCTTGTTTCCCTAAGTTCTTTTAATATACCATTTAAGATACATGAAGTTGCATAAGTAGAAAATTCATATCCTTTACTTTCATCAAAATTTTCTACGCTTCTAACTAATTGTAGATATCCCATTTGTCTTATATCCTCATAATCGTATTCATATCTATTATATCTTATTAATTTCTTACTTATTACAAAATCTACTAATCCCATATTTTTAAGTATAAAATCATCTTTTTCCTTTTTATTTTTAAAATCCATATCTCTCACCTCAACTTATAATTTTATTCGTTCCAAAACTTCATCAAATTTAAAACTTATATTTTTACTTGTAGTTACTAAATAATAAAGACTGCTAAAATTAATCCTTATATTACTACCCTTAGCTTTAAACAATTCGTTTATTTCGTCTATTACAACATCTATATTTACAAAACAGTCTTCGTCCTCTAATCCTGAATGTTTTTGATGTAATATTGTTGTAAATATAAGTTGCCTTAAAGATTCATTATTTTTTTCTTCTTCTTTAAATTCTTTTTCTGGACTTTTTTCTGATATATAATAATATCCTTGTTTTCCTACAACTTTAAGTATTTGGGGGATAGTCATGCCATTAAACCAACCATAATCTAAAGTATTACTATATATCTTCGTATCCTATACTCCCTTTTCTAAGCTCCTCAAAGTCGTTACCCCCTAATCATAGTGTCCATTCTTGTGGGACTTTGCAATCAAATTCTATAAGAAAATTGTCAGTTAAAAATATATTGTCCCTTTTAAATGTATATTTTGTCATACTATCACCCCTAATAATATATTATTTGTTTATTCTAGTCTTTTGAGTTCTCCATTTGTCATTTACTTTGATATAAGTAGGATACTCTTGTGGCAAAATCCTTCTAAGCCTTCTCATACCCATTACCTTTTGAAGTTCATGTATACCATGTTGAAAATCGTCTTTATCTGATGGATGAGTTTGTTCCAGATCCATAAATAAATTCCATAAATCTTTTATCAAAATAGTAATTTTATCTTCTTTAACCTTATCTTCTGTTAAACTAAAAATATATTCTGCTTTATGTTTTACCACTCCATTTTCTATAATATATCCATCCTTATATAATTGCTTTAATAAATTAGAGTATTTACAACATTTATGAGCATTTTCATCAATACAATTATAATCAGAATTATGTTTACACTTTAATAAGTCACAACTTGGAAAATCTACCATCATATTATCCTCCTTAATCTTTTAATAATTTTCATTTTTCATCTTTTAGAATTTTATCCCTTATTTTCATAAGCACTATGCCAAGTCTATTTTCACCAATCCACATACCGTATTTTCGACTATAGGTCATTCCCCAAACTCTATCTGCGTGACAATTCCCTTCCACTAATTCTCTGCCATTTGTATCTAATAGTTTTACTTTAAGATTTTCATCTTGGGTAAACTTTTGATAACATATATCAAACATAACCTTGTCTTTAACTTCTTCCCAATCTTCTCTTAAAAGTAATTGTCTACCCAACCTTTTTGATTGAGAAGGTCTTTCCATTTCAAACTCTTTAACCCTACTCCAACATTTTTCTGCGTGGTAAGGTGCTTCTGAATTTGTAAATTTATATCCTCTATATTCAAAAATTTCCCCTTCATAAAAATTACTTAAAAATAAATACTTCCCCCTAAATTTCATAATAGCCGTAGCTTCGTTTTTAATTATATATTGTTTCATGTTATTTATCTCCTTTCTGTATATTAATTATATCATATTATAATATTGTTGTCAACCATTATGCAAGATTTTTTTATTTTTTTTAAAATCTTTTTTATATATCTACTTATATGAGTTTGAGTGCAACCATATATTTCACCTATTTCTGCTTGAGTTTTATTTTTATAATAATATAAATCTATAATCTCTCTCTCTTCTTTAGGTAAAATCTTTAATAAATTTTCTACTACAATTCTATCATCTGCTTGCTTTGTATAATCTACCGAATCTGCAATTATATCATTCATAGTCAGTCCATCTTCTTCTCCCATCGGTTGATTTAAAGAAATAACTCCATCTAATAGCATATATATCCTACTTAAATCTTGCAATCCAATATTTAATTTTTTACATATTTCTTCATCCTCTATATTAGGATTTTTTCTTTTTAATTTATTTACGGCCGCAAGTATATTTTCATCTGTTCTCTGTAATTTATTTATCCTATTCCTATTAACTATACTTTTAGCTATAAGATTTAATGTTGGTATACCATATGTATAAAAACTCAATCCTCTATTTACATCAAATTTTTTGATACAATTTATTAGACTAATATTCAGTTCTTGCTCTAAATCCTCTAAATCATAACTTGAGTACTTACCAGTTATTCTTGCCCTTCTTACTTCATGTTCCACCATCACTTTATATTCATTAAATAATGTATTTAAAGCTTCATTATCTCCTTGTTGCGCTTTTAAAAATAATTCATTCATAACGTTTCTCCTTTTTTTACATTTTATCCATATATTAATTATACCGCATTTTAATAATGTTATTAAGGTATTTTTATCATATTATATTTTAATCAAAATCATCAATTTTATTTTCAAATATGTTTCCCATTATTTCGTTTGTATAAATACCCCCTAGAGTTGGTTTTAATAAATAAAACTCGGATTCAGTAGTATATATTCTCCAACCTCCCTCTTTATATTTAACTACCCCATATTCATAATAACTTAGATTTCTTAAAGTTTTAATTATATCTCCTTCATATACTTCTTGATTATTTATATCTTTAATATCAGAACTCTTAATTAATACATAATCTTTCATACATACTTTATCAATTATATTCCCATATCCCGTCCAATATAAATCTCCGTTTGGGAATATAACCCACCCATTTTCTATAAATTCCTTTTCATTTCTATCCCATAATTTATATTTCATATTCCATTCCTCCCTTATCATTTACTTATTACATTTTATCCATATATTCATTGCAAAGCTTATCTGCTTGAATATTTCCGTAATTATCTGTATGCCCTTTTACTTTTATAAATTTTATATCTTTAAATTGAGATTTTAAATCATCTAATTCAATCCATAAGTCTCTATTTAATACGGGTTGTTTTTTAGCAGTAACCCATCCTTTTGATTTCCAGCCATCAATCCAACTTGTTATACCGTTTAAAACATATGAACTATCTAAATATACTATAATAGGTATATTTTTATTTTTAATAGCTTTTAATCCTTCTATACAAGCTTTCAATTCCATTTTATTATTAGTTGTATCTTTTTCACCACCACAAATACTCTTTGAATGTTTTCCATAAATCATATAACATCCCCAAGCACCTATATTAGAATTTTTACCATTTCCTCTACAACCACCATCTGTCCATAATTCAATAATTAATTCAGACATATAACCACCTCTTTCTTTTAATGGATCAGCAACTCTATTCAAATAAAAAAAAGGAAGAATAATTATTCTTCCTTCGACTAATTCAAACTTTCTCTTTTATCAAAATAAACTTTTTGCATATTAAGAGAAAATTGAATTTCTTCTTCCGTCATATCTTTAACTTTATCATTGATAAAAATTCGTTGATATAAGTGTCCTCTAACATTGATTTCTTTATCCAACATAACTTCTGCTCTATCGCCAAATCTTCTAATAACTGTACCACAAACACCTTCTTCTTCATCGTAGTACACATTACAGAATAATCTTATTTCTAAAGGACTTACATAAACTCTTTCTTTTGTCATTATCTTCACTCCAAATGATAGCCTATATAGGAGTTTAAGCTACCTAATTATAATTACTCCTATATATATTATACCAACTTTTAATAATATTGTCAATAATTATTCGAAGAATTCCATTATTTCTTTATAAACTTTTTCAACCATTGCGTCTATATTAACAGAAGAAGCTTTTCTTTTCTTTATAACATCTTCTACTTTACATGAAGTCATCCCTAATATAGAAGCATTTCCAACTTCTATTGTAAAAAAATTAGTTGCAGAAGCAGGTTCTACACCTCTATTAGGTCTAACCTTAATATTGCCTAAATCTTTTTTATTACCTATACCAGAATCTATTGCTATGATTTTTTTATTATCACTAGCAAACGTAACTTCTAAGCATTTTTCTATATAGTTTTTCCCATCAATAGGTTCTTCTATCGTTCCAAATACGGTAAACCCTGCTTCCTTTAATTTACTCCCTAATCTTGGAGCAAAACTATCTAAAGGATATTTAGGAGAACCTATACATAAAAATACTAAATCTTCTTTATTACATAGTATTCTCTTTATATCACCTATTATTCTCATATTATCACCTCTATATATATTGATAAATTAGCATATGAAAACCAATTTCTCCTTTACATATAAAATCTTGACACCAAGTTTTCATATAGTCTTTAAACACCCCCTGATCTAATTGAGACATTTTCATTACGGCATTAGGAGGTATTTCTTCATAAAATATCCTCTCAAAGCCTTCCTTAGCCTTTTCATATTCTCCATTGAGTATTTGTTCCTCTACATTGTTAAAGAGTTTCTCTGTGCCTTCTACATCTTTTTTTCTCAATTCGATATTCTTTTTATACTGCATTATTTTTTCAAAACCCTCACCCTCGACAAACTTCAAAACTTTAACAATTCTCATGTTTCCCCTCCAGTTTATTAATTATACTTTTAATTATACTTATTCTTGTATAATAATAGTGTGTCTGTAGAAAACGCACTAATATTATATTTACGTTTAAAGTCTTTGATAGTAGAGTTGTTCCATGTAATATTATTTTTTAATGATTCTTCGTGCATTTTATATATAACTCCACCTATATATAATTTTTGAGGTTTTAATGATACACCATATTCTTCTAATGAATTATTTAAATTAGCAATTCTTGTTCTTAATCCATTAAAAGTCATCTTGCTTAACCCCATATTATTATTCTTTTGTGGTTTACTTCTTACAATATATGGACTATTTGTGTTTAAATCGTAAGCTTCATTTGAACTTCCGTCTACTTCTCCTAATTTATAATAAGCTACCTCTTCTATAGCAGATTTACAATACATTGTTAAAGTTTCATCCATTTTTATTATTTTTTCTCCGACAATTATTTCTTCTTTAAGAAAATCAACTTCATCAACTCTGATACCTGTTATATCATCAAATCTTTTATCTTTTAATCCATACCAAATGCCATAAACTAAAAATTTGTCTTGAGAATTAATGAACTGGTCACATATGGCTATTATTTCTTCTTTTGTATATATTCCCTCATTATCTTTTACAATCTCATTAGGTGGTATATTTAAAAATCTTACAGATATACCAAATACTTCGTTAAATAATTTACTAAAATCATTTACTCTTATAGTTATACTTTGATAAGAATCCATTCTGCCACAATGAACAATTAAAAATTCATTTATTTCCTCTAGTGTTGCTGTAGTTATATTTTCCCCCTCATTTGTTGTAAGTTTTCCTCGTTCTGAAAGAAAACTTATTAATCTTCTGTAATTAGCTCTAACACCTACTTTTGATGCTTCGTTCCAATTATCTGTTGCTTTCTCAACTGTCGTGTAATTTCTTAGGTTTAACATATTCTATTTGAGGTGGAATATTACCACCTCACCTCCTTTCTTTATTATACTTATAGTATATCATACTTTAAAAGTATTGTCAAGTATTTAAATAATATATTTTTTATCAAACGTATTCCCATATCTTCTCAATATTTCCATTTCTAAATCCCTAGATACAAAATTGTTATTTCTTATATTCATTTTCCTAGCACCTCTATTAATACATTCGTTTTTCTTTTGCATATAACTCTTTTTAGCTATATATCTTTCTAACATATATGGGTTTGAACCCTTTTTTTGATTACAATCTTCGCATATCAATCTAAGATTACTAAAATTCCAACATTGCTTCCATAAATCTTCTGCCAATCTTAAATCATCAATCCCATATTTATCTTTAGCAAGTTGTTGAAAGAATTTCTTAGGTATTTTATGGTCAACTGTAATTTTATTTCTTCTAACACGTTTACCACATATTGGACAAACATAATATTTCCCTTTAAATTTATTTTTTACAGTCTTAGTTGTAATTAGTTCCTTTTTAACTATATTTGCATATTCTTTATCATCAAATACTCCACTTTTTTTCTTGTTTATTCTTTCTTCTCCTTCTAATATAACGTAAGTTTCTTCTGTTTCGCCTATTATATTTGCTTTTCTCACTTCATATTTTTTATTATCTTTATTGTAGAATATATAGTATCTTTTCATTAGATTTTCCCCCTTAACTTTATTTTAATATTTCTCTATTACTAATTGTTTTAATTTGTATGCGTTGATCAGGTTATCACTATCTTCGCACATTTGACTTATTAATAAATCACATTGTTCCAATATTAAATCTTTATTTGCGTTATTTATTATCATTTCTGATATAATTCCTAATTCATAAGTAACTTGACAACTCTCAACATCATAAGTTGAATTATAATAATAATTACTTAAAATATCACTTAATATATCATCATATTCTGTACCAAATTCACTCTTAGTTTGTTTTACTCGCTCAATAGCTTGTTGCCTATCTGTGTAACAGGCAGCGCTATTAGAACCAAAGCGCATACCTGTGAAAAATAAAGCCAAACATATTAAAGCACAACCTATAAATTTTAATCCTCTTTTCTCTTCTTGTATAAGTTTTTTTATAAAACTACCTTTACTTTTTTTATTAACATTTTTATTCATAACCCCTCTCCCCTTCCTTATTATACTTATATTATACCACATTATCAAAGTGTTGTCAAGTGTTTTATATAACTTTTTCTAATTATTTCGTACTTTTCTAATGTAGGAAATAAAACTACTATTTCTCCAAATTCATCTATTGCCCCTTCATCATCTACAAAAGAAAATATTTCACCAACAGTACCTTTGGGTACATTTAGAATATTTTCGCAAACATCTCTAAGAATAACCTGATCCCCTTTATTAAAACCATACTTTGAATCTATTGTTTTAATTTTTTTAAAATAGTTAGAACAAACAGGAAACCTACTTTTCTTACTGGTAATCAATGGAGATACTACTATATCATCTCTAAATTGTAACCCAATATTAAATATTGAATTACAATCTTTGTTTATAGTAACAACGCAAGGGTTGTTACTATTTGTTATTCTATAATAATTCGTACTGGCTAATACAACATCACCTATTTCAAACATATATTTTCCTCCTATTCACAACATATTACTTCATAATAATTAACCAAATGTTGAATAAATTTACTATTAGGATTTGCAAATTTATAACTAGAAGTATCATATATTTCATCTGATTTTCCATTAATAAATATTTCTTTAACATCATTATAAATATTATAAGGTATTTTAACCCCAAAATCTCTAAAGATATCATCGAATTTACTACCTGAAAAATCTTCTCCTTTAGTAAAAGCATATATTAAAGCTATTAAAGAATTATTAACTCTATCTTCTTTTGATATCACTTCATCTATATTATATCTATCTCTAACACAATTCATAAAAAACTCATATATTCTTGATTCATTTAATTCTGTTCTTATTAAATTAAATATATTAGTATTTCTTAATGAATCAGCTATATTGCTGCTTTCTAATTCTAATGCAAGTTTTAAACCATACATTCTTTCTTTATTTGATGTATTTTTTACAAAATCAACTATTAAAGAATGGTTTGAAATACAAAATCCTTCATATCTTAAATAACAATATTCATGCATAGTAGACATATCAGATTTTGCATTTTCAATAAAAGTAGCTTCTCTATCATTTATATTAAACTTATATGTACTTACATTTATGGTATCAGAGAATATAAATCCTTTATCGCTTAAAGCTATTCTATTTAAACTGAAAGATTGTGTTTTAAAATAATCGTTTAAATTCCCTTCTTTAATTTTTAAATATCCTAATTCTGTTTCCAAATAAAATTCTCCATCTTTGTATTTTACATTTCTTAGACATTTAACATCTGCTATATTTTCTACAAGAAGCTCAAAATGTTTTAATTCTATTCCTTTATAAAAAAGGTATCTTCTTACTCCTTTTCCTATAGCATAGGTTTTACTATAAACACTTAATTCCTTTATACTATTTGATATCGTATTCATAATTTTTCTTTCTTTATTCATTTATATCATCCTCTCTTGTTTATTATACTTATATTATATCATTTTTTAATAGTGTTGTCAACACTTATTTTGAATTTATTTTATTTTTTTTCTTAAATCTTTAAAGCTAAATGGATTAATAACTCTCCAATTACTTATGTAATCATTCTTGTCTAAGCATTTTATTTGACACCCACATTCACAAGTAATTATCATGTTCTTTTTTATTTCTTTTACCATTATCCCTTTTTTACAATTAACACATTTTATAAATTCCATTTTACCACCTCCTTATTTAAAATTCCAGTCTAATTTATTCGCCCAATTGTTTATTTCATAATAAATCTCCCCATTTTCTTTTATATGAGATTCTATTAATTTATCTTTTCTTGCAATCATAAGTCTTAAATCAGATATTATAGGGTTTAAATTACAATCTAAATTATCTACTTTAGCTTCATAAAAACAAACTCCCCATCTTTCAAAGGTCTCTTCGTAGTCTGCTCTTATTATCCATTTAAAATCAGAACCTTCATGGGGTTCTATAATTTGAACCATAATAAAATCATTCTTTAAAACACATATTCCATCAGATTCCCATTTTTTTAAAAGTTTTAACTTTTCCATAAATTCATTCATTTTTATCACCTTTCTTTCTATAGTTATATTATATCACACTATAACTGTGTTGTCAACTAATATTTTGTATTTTTAAAAACTTTATAATAAAAAATATTATCAACAGCAATACCTATAAACATAAATATAAAACCTAAGTCAGTAGGTAATGTAATTAAAGCACTAAAACCATATCCTATAATACTTGTTATAGTACAATAATAAGTTGTTTTATTATCAAATTCTTCTCTAGCTTCTCCTTCATACCTAAGTGATTTTAATCTAGTTCCTCCGCATATAATATTACGAGTTATAATTGCTCCCATAATAGCATCACCTATAAAGTACATAAGTGGATCAGCAACCTTTATTAAAAATAGTCCTGTTAGTATTCCATAAGCAACAACCTCTATTCCTAACATTATCCCAAATATTTTATACAACTCTTTGCTCTTGTTCAACCACATTTTTGTTATGATTGCTACAAGAACACAATTAAGCAAACCTGTTAAACTCATAATATTTGAGTTAATGCTTTTCATCGTTATAGTGTGAACAATCGGATAAGCTATACTATAAAATAGATTACTTAATGCTCCTGCAATTAATAATTCATCTATGTTTTTATTTAATTTTAACATACTCTTCTCCTTTCTTATATTATATATAGATAGATATATAGTTTAGATAGGTCATAAATTTTTTACTTTTATAAAAAAATATATAGCATTTCCAATGGTTGTAGCGATTTTCAATACTTGTAATTTTTTTATTTTTATAAAAAAGAATGGCTAAATTTCAACGTTTTATTAAATTGTATGAAAATAGCACTCATGTGAGTGCTAATAAAATAGTTGATAAGTGTTACATAGACCTTTATTCCCTTTAATTTTATCTGTTATTACTAAATTTGCTTTTTTTAAATTATTAACACATCTTGATACATTTTCTGGTGATATTCCTGTTAAAAAGGATATATCTTCAAGAGTTACAGTTTGATTACTAGCAATTAAATACCTTAAAGCAATAGCAACTTTTAAATCATTATCTTTAATTATTTTTTGCATTTTTGCTACAAATAAGTTTGTATTTAAATGTACTATCTCTTTATTATATTTTTCAAAATCAAAATTATAAGTATAAAGTTCTGTCGGTTTTTTAGAATTATTTACTTGTTGTTTAGTACTATATATTATATTTTTTTCACTTAAATTTTTTAAAACCTTAGATATAGTTGGTTTACTAATTTTTAAATATTCAGATATATCTTCTCTAGTAAAAAATTTTGTACTGCATACTTTTAGTAATGCCATTACAGTTAATTCTGTTCCAGTTAATACTTCTAGCATAAGTTTTTTCTCCTTACCTTTTACTGTTTGATAATTTATTATATGTTTTTTTGTTAATCCTACTACTTTATTATCTAAAGATATATCAGGTAATATAAATATATCATCAGAAGTAATATTTTTATATTTACATTTTAAACTACATAATTTCTGTCCCGTTTTTAAACAACAAGGTTTAATAAAAGAAGGATTATCATATATACTCTTAACAACTCTTTTAATTTCATTTTTAGATAATCTATCTTCACAATTATCATTAAATTCATAAGCATATTGTAATGCTTTATGCTCACTTAGATCAGCATATTTACAAGTACTTGATATAAACATTAATGATTCATTTCTAAATCCTTTAGAAGCCCCGTGACGGATTATTTGATTAAAACAAAATAAATCTTCTATATTATCAATCGTTATATCGGTATCGCTTTTTTTAAATTCTATTATTTTATGATTTTTTAAAGTATTTAAATCATATCCTCTTATCGGATTTCCATTTGTTACGATAGAAGCATATTTATTAACTTTAAAATTTTTAGTAAAAGGTACTCTTATTATTTGAGTACTACTACAAGCCTTCATATCGGCTTCAAATAAGCTTGTGATGTGTCTATTAACCTCTACTATATCTTTAATAGGGTAAGAGCCTTCTAATTTAAAATATAAATGCCAACCTCTACCACTATTAACCACCATATGTGTAAAAAGTCCTATTCTCTTACACATATGGTATACTTCTGATACAGATAAATCTTCTTCATCTATATCTACTACTATAACATTTCTATTTAATAAAAAATTTGTCTTGTATTCTTCTGTAACAGTTGTTGCTAACCCTATATAACAACTGTTATGTTTGTATTTCTCTATTAAAGTCAATCCTTCTTCATATGTGTTAAAAAATAATTGTCTGCTAAAATTAGTTTTAGGATTATTAATCCAAAGATAGCCTTTTTCAATATTATTATTTTCTAATGTCGGAAGAATAAACTTTAAATATGTTAGTATTTTTCCCTTCATATGTTCTTCTCCTAGTTCGATATTATGTTAATATAGTACTACTTTATCATATTGTTGTCAATATTTTAAGAGCAAACATCCAAAAATATTGTACCAGTAGATAAAATTTGAAGTAATCCTAAAATCATATCTCGTTGAATCCTAGAGTCATTATGATATTTTAATAATTCTTTTAATTGTTTATTTATCTTGTCCGACATTTCTTTATAGCTACAAGAACTTTCAACAATATATTTATGAGTAAAAATTCTACTAGAAAATTTAAAATTAATTTTTATTGTTGGATATTCTTCTCCTATATAATTATGATACATTTTTTTTAATAAACTAAAATCTATTATGCCGGACCTTGGATTATAATTTAAAGTAGGACTTTCATAAATATAATTGCCTGTTGAAGTTATCTCTATTAATTTCCATCTATTATCAAATGTTATCATTTTATCACCTCTTAATTATACTATATCATATTATAATAATGTTGTCAACATATAAATAAAAAAATCATGCACATGGCATGATTAAAGTAGATCAGGAATAGATAAATCATTAAAAGTCGTATTTTCATCTATATTTGTTTCCAATAAAGTTATTATAAAATTAATATATTTATATATTTTTTTAGCTTCTAAAGTACCTGCAAATCCTCTAAATTCTATAGTATCTTTATTAGTTAAATTTATCATTCTGCGTCTGCCAAATGAATCTGAATTAAATATTATCTCATTAGCTATATGGGAATTAATTTTTTTATTTTCATATGTATAAAAGTTTGCATATTCAGATTTTCTTCCACAGAAATTTATTACATCTTCTTTATTATTTTCTAAAAACATTATTATTTGTGGAAGTTTTTTCGCTACCTCATCTGTTTTAGAAACATGAATATGAAGTCCACAGTTACTTGTTGCAACCATATATTGCTTTAAGTCTGATGTTATTTTTTCTACTATATGGTTATTTCTCATAAACTCGTAGCTTAAAGGGTGAGTGATGGTTTCAAATCCATCATCTAAAGAACCATCTCTTTCAAAATAACATATTCGTCTTGTTTCTAAAGAGGTCATATCTACTATACTTGGATGGTCAAAGTTTTTATATTCAGACTCTATTTCTAATCCAAAATAAATACCATTTGAAGGATTACCGTGGAATTTGTTTGGTAATGAATGTGAGTTATGATAACTACAAACAACTCTGCTTTCTATTTCATATTGTGAAGCGCATTTTTTACAAAAACCTTGATATAAATCTTTCTTATATGTTAAGTCTCCACATTCTTTACATTTATGGAACATATTACCTTTCGCAGCACTATCACAAATCCATCCTGATCTATTATTAATTTTTGTTTTATGAATAGGTGAGTCTTTTTCATAATATTCGTAACGATTATGATATATACACCAATAGACTTTATTCATTTTTATAAGTTCTTCTAAACAATCAATACACACAGAAGAGGATAAACCTCTTCTGCTACCTGTACCCTTTACTATTGTAAATTGTTCTTTCCCGCAACAATCACATTTTTTACTCACGTTAACTCCTCCTAAAATACTAAGTTTTCTTTAAATAAATTAAATCCACTAACTTTTTCTAAATCTTTAAAAGTTGGTTTATCTGATGTATCGAATAATTCTGTAATGTTTTCTATTAAAGCTAATATAAATTCGATATATCCATAAACTCTTTTAGCATTTAAAGTACCTGCAAAACATCTAAATTCTATTGTATGTTCGTTAGTAAGGTTTATACACATATGTCGTCTCCCTTGAGGTCTTAAACAAATTCTTTCAGCTTCATAAGCAGTTAATAAGTCCTCATCTGTATAGAAGTCGCACCATTCATGGAATGAATCATAAGTTCTTCTTGAGAATTTAATTATTTCATCTTTATTACTTTCTAGGAAGGCTAATATTAATGGCATTTTTTTCGCTACTTCATCTGTTTTAGAAACATGAATATGAAGTCCACATCTTTCAGAAGCCCACATTTCGTTATCACTTAATGTACCTACTATATCTTCTACTACATGGTTATTTCTTATAAACTCATAACTCATAGGATATGTGATAGTTTCAAATCCATCATCTAAAGAACCATCTTCTTCAAAATATACTATATTTGAACCTACAACATCTCTTACTGATGAGGCAATGTAATTTCTATCTAAATCACAATCATATTCTCTTTCAGACTCTATTTCTAATCCAAAATAAATACCATTTGAAGGATTACCGTGGAAATATAGGTCTTGACCATGATGATAGTGGTAATGTTTAATTACTTTTCTTTCTTCATAACAATTACTACATAAGTAATTATCTCCCATTGTATATCCGTCTCCTCTTCTCATCGGACTTCCACAGTCATCACAAATTATATAATATTCATCAAAAGCTTCTTGACACATTTCTCTTTCATTACCATAAACATCTGTAAATTGAACTCTATTTTCTACTGGCTCATAATCTCTATGTTCTTCGCAATAGAAATATTTTTTATCTAAACATTCTACACAGAACCATTCCCCATTAAGTTTTACCATTTCATATCTATTTTCTTCTTTCCCACAAACTGAACATATCATTGTATTTTCCATATTATCCTCTCCCTTTTCTTTATTATATTTATATTATACCACATTATCAAAGTGTTGTCAAGTGTTATTGTAAAATTTTATTCTTTTAATATGTCTATATCAACAGGTAGAAACATATTATTTGTATTAAAATAATGTTTATAAAAACAACAAACACCTCCGTTTTCGTTTGTTATTCTTTTGTCATTTTTATATCTCTTTATTTCTTCTGCTTTTTCTTTAAACTTATCAGAACATATTTTTAAGTCGTCTGTCGTTCTATCTTTGATTACATAAGTGTTATAATTTATTTGTTGCATTTTTATTAGTCCTAAGCTTTCCCCTATATAATCTCTAAATAGATTTTCTAAAGTATTTGTTGCTTCGCCAAATAATCCATAATTATATTCCCATTCTTTTACAAGAATATCATTCCCTAATTGTGTTGCGCCATATAAAATAATTATCATTTAGCTATCCTCCTTTATATATTAAATATTATATTATCAAAGTGTTGTCAAGAATTATTTTAAAGTGAATTCAACAGGTAATATTAGTCCTTCTTTTAAATAATATCTAAAACGTAAATTTCTTTCGAATTTATTATTTATTCTTTTATCATTTTTATAATTGAATATTTCTTTTATATTTTTTTTGAATTCATTAGAATAAATACATATATCTTTTTCTTTCTTACCTTCAATTATATAAGTATCGTCATTTACTTTTCGCATTTTTATTAAGCTTATATTTTCCCCTATATAATTTTTATATAATTCTTCAATTTTTTTATTCGTATCATAATTCAATAGATAGTCATAATTCCATTCTTTTATAATTAAGCCAATTTCGTATTGTGTTGCTTCATGTATTACTATTATCATGCGTTCCCTCCTCTCCTTTTTTCTTATTATACTTATATTATACCACATTATCAAAGTGTTGTCAAGAATTATTTTTTAATATATAGAGGAAATAAATCCTCTATATTAATAGATATTCCTGATCTCCTGTGTTATATCTTATTAATGTTGTCAACTATTTTTTATTCTTTTTTTCACAGTCGCATTTAAGATTATTTTTTATAGCATTATTAAATCGAGTTATCTTTTTTGTTTCTCCGCAGCTATGTTGTAAAATACAGGGTTTCATATATCCTTTAAAATCAATTATCTTCCAATTATCATCATATTTATTTTTTAATTCTTCACTTGCTCTTTCAAGTCTTTTATCATATTTGTTTTGTTCTTCTTCGGATTTACTTTTTTCTTTTAATTTAAGAAGTTCATTTTTTTTATCTTTACATATATGATTAACAAAAGAAAAAGTAGATATAAATTTAATATTTCTTCTGAATGTATATTCTTTACATTTAGGACATCTAAACCAAGCATAATAATCTTGATTATATTTAACCTCGCTAGGTTTTAAATCATTTAATTCATTATCCCACCATATAGCCATTGAGGGATAAACTCCCTCAAAACTATTTGAATATTCTATCATATTATCACCTCGTAACTATAATACCACATAATTACAATGTTGTCAAGCTATATGGCATCAAATAAAGGATTAGAGTTAGATAATTCTTTAAGCTTATCTTTATCACTATTAAAGTAATGATTAAGTGTAGTAGCACTACTAGAGTGTCCCAGTTCCTTTCTAACGACATCTAGGTTGTCACTTGAATTATTTATCATAGTAGATGAATGACAGGCTCTAAGTGCGTGTGTATTAATTTTTTCTAACCCTGCTTCAACAGATATCTTATTTATTGTTCTTAAAATATCTCTTGAAGTCATTTTTCTACCTGTTTTAGATAAAAACAATATATCTCCATCTTTTGAAGTTGGTCTATAATTATTTATATAATAATTTAAGTCCTCTAATATTTTATTATTAAGATAAACCATTCTAGTTTTAGAAAACTTAACCCCCCCTTCTTCTGACCATCTAGTTAACATCGTTTCTCCTGTAACTAAATTAACATCTTGTATTCTTAAATATTCTAATTCAGAACATCTTAATCCATTAGATAATAATATGGCTATCATTAAATGATTTCTGAAAGATAGTTTATTATCTGCTTTATGACTATTAGTGTATTTTAATAGAGCGATAGCTTCCTCCTGATCCACTATCCTTTTATCTTTTCTATTACCATTACTTCTAGGTATTGTTCTAGCAGTATTAGTAGTACAATATAATTCACCTATCATATAAGTATATAATCTGCTTAAAACGGCTATTCTTTTATTTATAGTAGAAGATTTAAGTCCATCTTTCTCCAACTTCGACAACCATTTTATAGAGTATTCACTACTTCTTATTTTAGCTATATTTTCAAAAGTAGCCTTCTCCATATCTCCATCAAACATAAAATTAACCATTTCTTTTAATATACTTCTATAAGAAGATACAGTTAACCTTTGATTAGCACCTTGAATTTCAGTAAGATATTCTAAAAACAAATTTAAATCCTTATTCAATTTAATCACCCTCCTCTGTTATTTTAATATATATTATTGCACTATCAGTAAACATATGATATTTAAAAAAATCTCGGATATCTTTATTGCGATTTAATCTATCATCATTTTTATATCGACTTAGTTCTATTAAATTTTCTTTAAAATTATATATATATTTGTGTATCTCTGAGATATTTTTAATATCTTTAAAATTATAATTTTTTCTGCTATCTTTTACAACTTCTATAGGTTTAATTTTCCTATATACTCTTCATATAAAGATTTTAAAAAGTCATCTTGAAGAGAAGATATTGCTCTATTAAAGTCCCATATATCCATATAAAGTTTTTCATGTGAATTAGTTATAGAATGAACAACTATAAACATATAATCCCCCCTTATCCTCTTTCTACAAATATTATTATTTTATTTCTTCTTACATATGAAAAAAACCAATCAAATATACCTAATCTTCTATCATTAGTATAATAACTTAATTCTAAAAGGTGTTCGTTAAAATCTTTTGTATATTCAAGTAGGCTTTTCATATCTTTATTTTTGATATAATAACCATCGAAGCCGTCTCGTTCAAACTCTATAATATTTAATTCTCCTATATATTCTTTATACATTTTTTCTAGTTGTTCTTCACCCCAATAATTAAGTGGATTACTTAGCTCTACTGACCAAATAAAAGGTTTTTCATCTCTTAAATCTATACTATCTATAATTAAGAACATATTACCAACTCCTCTATTTTTTATTATATTTATATTATAGCATATTACAATAATGTTGTCAACTATTATTTTTATCTTTTTATATTTTTTTAATGAAAAAAACCTAGCATTAAATCGCTAGGCTTTCTCATAGTAAACTATATTAATTATCCTCTTAATATAACATCAAATAAATCTGTTAGAGGTTTATCATCTAAATTTAATTTAGTTGTTTCTTTGAATAAAGGTATAAATTGTTCTAATATAGACTCCTTACTATCTTTATCTTCCATAGAATATTCTATATTAGATAAACCATCAATTAATACAACTGTATTTACTCCGTCTATTTCGTCATATTCATCATAACATCTATCTATAGCTTCTCTGAAATCTTTTTTAAAATCTTTTGATTGAAATTCTTGGACCGCAGCTACTCTTTCAGTCTCTTCTGTTTCCTTTACTATTACAATTCCCAATATACACATTGAAATTACTGAAATTATTCCTGCTATTGCTAAAGTTTTATTCCACATACAACCAACTCCTTTATAAATATCATTAGTATTTTAAACTATCTTTTAATCTTCTAACATAAAGTTTATTTCTGATATCGCCCATTCATAACCAAACCATGCCATTCTATTTGTATCTAATTCTGATAATCCTGATCCCTCTTGTATAGACTCGTTTAATATCTCTAATATTTCATCCATATATTTTGTAAAGAATTTCTTCGTATCAGTACAATATATAAGACTTGTTACAATTCCACTAGAACAACCATACATTAAAACATCTTGGATATATAACTTAACTTCTTCTTCTCCTTCACTTCTTACTTTATTAAGCAGTTCTCTAGCAACTCCTTTCAATAAAGCATTATCAGTAGTCCCTAATATTTTATTTAATTTTTCTTTTAACATACTCTTAAAACCCCTTTCTTAAAATTATATTTAATACAACCTAATACTCTATATAGTTAGGATTTATTTCTCTTTGTATTTCTTGTAACATCCTAACTAAAGTATCTCTGTTTATCCTTTTAGCATTTTCTATATAACATAAAGTCTTATTTATACATTTAGTTCCATTTAAACAAGCTTCTTCTAAATTTCTTATACTATCCCATGCTATATCCCTTTCATATTCAACTGTTTTTGTGTCTCTTTCTGCTTTCTTTATAGGTTCTTCGACTGCTTCTCTTACATCTAAACCTAAATTATTTTCTATATAATCAAGGATACTTTCTTCGCCTCTAAGAACAACTAACTCGTTATTAACAAACATATTCATCTTACCAACCCCCCCTTATTTTTATTATACTTATATTATAGCATAAACTAATAATGTTGTCAAGTAATATTTCGATAAACTAGGAAAAAATCCTAGTTATCTAACTCCCATACCATTACAGAACGGACAATCTTCGCCTTGATATATTCCTGTACCTTTACAAGCTTCACAACGTCTTGCCACCCCTAATTGGCTTTCACTTAAATAATAGCTAACTCTTTTACCTGTTTCAGTATTACAATTATAGTAACTGTATTCATTAGTCCATTTTTCAAGTTCTGCAACATTAGATATAGTTATCCATGTAGGAGACATCCAAACACCTTCAGGACTCATTTTAGAAGGTAATAACCCTACTCTTACACTACCTTCTTTTGCTATCATTTTCTTTACATCTGTTTTAGTTACTTTCTTCATATTATCAACCCCTTTTATTAACTTATTTATATTCTATTTTTAAAATAATCATTAGATTTTACTTCTGCTAGTTTTATTTGACAGGCTAATCTCTTAGCTTGTGTCATTTGTTTCTTAGTCAAACCTTCTCCTTTTTTAACTTGTTCACTAAAAGGAATTATATATCCAAAACCTTTAACTCCGCAGTAGATAAGTGGAGTATTTGTAATTTTAAAATCAAAGAAATCTAAGTTTATATTTTTAAGACTTTCTATCAGTTCATCTTCTGATTTAAAGAAATCAGTCCACTTATTGCCACCCATGATACTCATTCTTTCTAATCTTGTTATCTCTTCATTTATATTCATTTTATCAACTCCTCTATTTTTTATTATATTTATATTATATCACTTTTTAGTAGTGTTGTCAAGTGATATTTTAAAGTTTTTAAAAAAATACTTCACCTTTATATAATTCATAATAAGGTGTTTCTTGAGTAAATTTTTCAAGTATATGATATTCCCACCAGTATTTATAGTCTTTCCCTTTAACACTATCTTCTGTAAGAACCATTAATCTTTCTTCTTTATCTGAAAGAGTTACCCCTACAACTTCTATAGCTTCACTATAACCTTTCCAAGAAGTGTTATCTTTTATTCTTATTAGGTTTATCTTAGTAACCTTACCACATAAGCAGCCGTATTCGAACCCTAATGGTTTGCTTTTATATCTTGTTAACCTCTTATTTAAAGCCTCATATTCTTTTCTTATATCCAACATATTACCAACCTCCTTATAAACTTATACCATAGTGTCTATTCTTGTGTGACATAGAATAAACATTATAACAATTTTTTTGAGCAGTACCAGATCCATTATATTTGAAAAACTTATTAGGTACTATTTGTCTTACTATACTAAACAATGCCTTGTATTTGTTAAAAAGAAATATAACCCTTCTTCCAGTAGTATCTATTGTAGCTAAAATCACAACATCAGATATTATACTATCTCTTATTTCTTTTATCTCTATTTCCCTATAGTTACCTTCTATTGAAGCAACTATATTATTTAATTGCTTTAATATTTTTTCATTTTTCATACTATCAACTCCTTCATTTATTTACTAAGGGAAGTTGCCTTCCCTTATTTCTTATTATACTTATATTGTATCACATTATACTATTGTTGTCAACTGTTTTTTGAAAGAAATCCAAAATCTTTTTTGAAGTCTTACATATGATATCTAAAGAGTCTTTTAATTCTTTTAATTCTTTCCCTTTACTCCAACCTGCAACATACCCAAAAGAATAATCCTCTGTATTAAGTCCTAAGCCCCTGCAAACTATATATGCTATACTTTCTGCTTGAACTTCTTTAGTAGCCCTGCTAAGTTCATTATCAAGACTACAATGCAATATACTATGTGCCAATTCATGTATTATAGTTTTAAGCTTATGTAAATCATCTAATGAAGCTTTTACATGAATATCTCTTGATAACAAGTCATAATACCCATTAGCAGTATCATTATTTAAACTTTCATCCATTGTTATTGCTACTTCTGAATTATTTATAGCATAGCGGATCAGTTCTTTTATTTCTTTATCACTACCTTTTAATTCTGATACTAAAGATGGTTTGTTTCCTTCAACTTGAGAAATATCAAATACATTCCCTAATTTAAAATATAAATGACTTTTAACTACTTCTTCTCCATCTTCTTCTACTATCGTATTATATTTTACTGGACAAAGTATTTTTAAAGCTTTAGAACCTTTTTTAATTTTAAATCCTAATTTATTCCAAGTTGTAAAACTTGCAACTTGACTAGCATAAGGATTTTGTAGCATGATTAAAACTATATTACCATAACTATAGTTATGGAATCTACTACAGAAGTTTAAGTATTCTTGATATTTGCCACTTTCAAATACCCCTTTAACTCCGTTTTCCAAGTCCTGCATGAACTTATTAACCTCTTGTTTCTTTTGCCCTGTTTTCTTATATCCCATATTATCAACTCCCTTATTTCTTATTATACCTATATTATAGCATATTATTAAAGTGTTGTCAACTATTATTTTAAAAAAAATAGAGGAAATTAATCCCCTATTCTGTTTAATTCTTTTATTTTATTTTCTATTATTTCTTTTATATTAACATTATTATCTTTGCTTATAACAGTTAATATTATCCCCTGATCTATTTGTGGTTTTTCATTTATATAAGGAATAACATATACATTCCCTTCCCCTTCATTATCTTCTAAACATAGAGTATATTTCATGCCCTTAATCCCTAAATCTAAGCCTGTATAAAACATATTATACATAGCTATAATCTCTTCTTTTATTGCGCTATCTTTTAGTAACTTTACATAACTATTCATGTTATTTACCTCCTTTTACAAGGTTTATTTTCTTTCTTAAATTTATTTTCTTTCTTAAATTAATCATTTTTATACCTCCTTATAATTACAATATTACATTCTAGGACTGCTAATCCTAGAATGATATTATTTTACCTGTTGCTATTTCTTTAGCTACTAAAGAAGCTCCATGACAGTTTGAACGATATTTTACAAATATTCTTCTATCTAATCTGTTTCTTCTAGCGACTATTTTGCCACACTCACTACAAATAATATGATATTTATAAGTTGTAGTAGCAGGTTTTTTAACTGTGTTTGCAGCAGTAGCAGTAGTGGTAGCAGGATTAGCTTCTCTATATTTCTTCATATACTCTGTATCTCTAGTTCTGCTATCTCTTACCCCATACATTCTACAAAATCTTTTCCAAGTATCATTGTGTCCTACAAGTCCACCACAATATACGTTTGCTAATACATGAATTACTTCATGGTGAATAGTATCTATAACATTATCTTTTTCACCGTATTCAATATATTTCTTATTGAATGTAAATTTAACAGGTTCGCCAGTACTTCTTAAAGAAGATACTTGTCCTAAAGTGCTAGTCATTCTATTAGAAATATTTATAGGAGTCTTTTCTATATAGTCTAATATTAGTAGTTTGTGTTCCTCGTCCATACCTTTCACAAAGTTTATCATTTCTTTTCTTATCATATTAATCATATTATCAATCCCCCCTCATTTCTTATTATACTTATATTATATCACGCTTTAATAATGTTGTCAAGTATTATTTTAAAAATAACTATATTAAAAAGATTATCATTCCAACTATTTTTCAAAATAACTATATTGGAAAGATTATCATCTTAACTATTTTTGCAAATTATCATCTAAAAAAAACTATATTAAAAAGATTATCATTCAGATAATTTTTTAAGTAGTCGTAACCTCTTTAAGAAATAACTATATTGAAAAGATTATCTTCCTGATCTTCTTCTTAATATTATATAATAAGCTATGTATAATAATATACATAACCTATTATATTTACCGTAGCCTTACAAGTTTGAAAGTATTATTTATTACCATACCCTCCACACTCTTTCACCAGTCATAGTTATTCTTTTTTCATCGTAATTTACTCTATATAACCAGTCATTTTCATCTATTAGATATCTATCTTTTCTTGTATAAAGAGACATTCCGCTAATTAATTCTACAAATACGTCATTTAATGGATATTTGCCATCTAAGTTTTTAATAAAGTCTTCACTAGATAAAGATTTAGACTCTATAAAGAAAGCTTGAAAATAATCTTCGAAGTTATCAAAATATAAAGCAGGGTCTTCGATTATATTATCGTAAGAAGGCGCTACATCTTTAACTTTTTTTGCGTTTTTATATTCGAATTTAACATATTGTTTTTTGTTTTCATCCCAGTAGTAGCCGTAGTCGTCATCCCAGTCATAGTCATAGCTATAAGGGTTGCTAGAGTAAACACTTTTATAATATTTGTCGTAAGTTCTAGGCGCATAAGAGTCATTAGAGAATATCCAACCTTCTTCTTTTTCTATGAAGTCTCCATATAATTCTATATCTCCACTAGATTTAAGAATACAGAACTTACCATTACCTTTAAATTCTTTTGCTAAAGTATCTTTGTTATTAAGTCTCCATAAGCTAAAAACATCTTCTAATATAAATCTTTGAGTATCAGACATCTTTTCTTCAAAAGCATATTTACCTATGATACCATTATGAACAATACCAGATCCACAATTAATTTCTGTTTTTCTTAGTTTTCTTAATTTGTTACTTATAGGGAATGGATGGCAAGTCTCTTTACTTATTCCTCCACTTGTTGAAATTCTAAAATGCATTACTAAATTTTTTTCTTCAAGATGTTTACTATCCCAAAGTTCTTCTAGTCTTTCAATGTATTTATCTACATCAAAGAACCCTTTTTCTATATGGACTTTGTGATTATCTGCGAACATAAATCCTGCACCATCAGGATTATGCATGAAACAGTTTTCCACATACTCCTTATTTAATTTGTATCCTTTTTCTTTAATAGCAATTACACACATTACACATCATCCTTTCTTATTTCTTATTATACTTATATTATATCACATTATAATGATGTTGTCAACTGTTTTTTGAATTTTTTTTGAGAAATATTTATTTTTTTATTCCAACTTTTATTTATATGTGATATAATAAGAAGGAAATAGGTTAATAATTTAAAAATATTTTTTTCCTTAGATTAAAATTGTTGTATCAGATTTATTAACCTATTTTGATTTTGTGATTTTGATGAAAAATTTTCTATCTTGTAGTAACCAAGGTTGACAACCTTTTTGGGGTGTACCCCCCTATTACTAATTAGTATATCATTTTTTAAAAGTGTTGTCAATGCTTTTTTCCAACTTTTTGAAAATTTTTTGTTAAGTCGCATTTTTTGAAAAGTATTTGTATATGATTTTCTTATTCTCTATAATAGTACATATTAATATATATACTATATTTGAATATATGAATAACTATTCATATATTATATTTATTCATATGAACAACTATTCATATATATCCAACTTTAATAAATAAAGTGATTTTAGAAAAAACTTTATTATTTTAACCTTTTAAATTCGATTTTAAGGCGCTTTAAATTATGTTTAATACTAATATATCATTATATATTATAACCTCTTAAATTGGCACTTATTAGGTATTTTAGGTATACTAGATATAAATAAAGTAAAACTATAAATTGACTTTATTTTTTAAATTGAACGGAATTGTTAGAATTGTTTATACATCTTTGAATTTTCTGACAATTCAAAATACTCTTACTTTTCTTATATTAATTATATCATATTTTCAGGAAAAAGTCAACAAAAAGTTTTTGACAGGATTCGACAAAAAAACAACCTCGTATTTTCCATTGTAAGAGGTTTTATTTTAATCTTAATATAAATATATGATTAAAGGGCGTAACCTCTTAAATTGGCGCTTATTAGGTATTTTAGCGTATTCTGATTTTTAAAATCTATTGTTAATTATTATGTTTTAAAATGATTATTGTATACAATTTTTATATATGCTTAAAATATCCATTTAAAGGACTTTTAAAAGGTATGGATATATTTATCATATTTTAATATTAATTAATAATTTGAGGCGCTTTAAAATTGAATTGAGAAGGTATTTTATATTGGATTATTAAAAAAATATATATAATTTTTATATACAGTAACAAAAAATATATATAAATACCGAGTAGGCACTTTATAAAGTAAATGAAAATCATTATCAAATGATAATAAATATCATAAAAATTAGTGATCTGATAACAACTTGAAAAAAAATATAAGTTGTTACTTTTTAGATTTTTTTAAATAAATACCGAGTAGGCATATTTTTTGTAAATGAAAATCATTCTCAACTAGCCCTGATCATCAGGCAGGTCCGCAGCGATAACAATTCTTAATTGA